CGCCGGTGACGGGGCATGCAGGTTCAGATGAATGTGGGATTGTGGTTGCTGGTGTGGTCACCAAAGGCACGCCGCAGGATTGGAAGGCCTGGGTTCTGAAGGATGCCAGCATTGCGGCGAGTTCGCCAACACAATGGGCAAGTGCCGCGATTGCCGCGATGCAGGAATTCAATGCGGATCGTCTGGTGGCGGAGGTCAATCAAGGGGGCGATATGGTGGAAACCATTATTCGCCAGATTGATCCACTGGTGCCATATACAGGAGTGCGTGCGAGCCGAGGTAAGGTCGCGCGGGCAGAACCTGTGGCAGCACTTTATGAGCAAGGGCGTGTGCGGCATATGCGTGGCTTGGGGGCACTGGAAGACCAGATGTGTCTGATGAGTACACAGGGCTTTGCAGGCAACGGCAGCCCGGACCGGGTGGATGCTTTGGTTTGGGCGTTGACGGCTTTGATGATTGAACCCGCTGCAAAATGGAAGCGGCCACAGGTGCGTCGTCTATAGCGTAGGGCCCGGTTGAGAGGCCCATATTTGAGTATTTTGGCAAGATGAAAAGGGCGGCTTTGTGGCCGGTCTCGAAAGGCATGTCCGGGCGTTGTGTCCTGAAAGCCAGTGAAAGCACATGAGGAGCGAGCTCTATGGTATTTGATTTCCTGAGAAAGTCAGCGCAGGCATCGATTGTGCCGCCGGAAGCGAAGGCATCGGCGGCGGGACCGGTGATTGCGATGCAAGGCGGGATGGCAGGGCGTGTGGCTTGGAGCCCGCGTGATGTGGTGAGCCTGACAAAAACCGGCTTTACGGGCAACCCTGTGGGGTTTCGCAGCGTGAAGCTGATTGCAGAGGCAGCGGCGGCTTTACCGCTGGTCTTGCAGGATGCGGAACGTCGTTTTGAAAGCCACCCGGTGTTGGATTTGGTGCGCAGACCGAACGCGGGACAGGGGCGGGCTGAGTTGTTTGAGGCGCTTTACGGACAGATGCTATTGTCGGGAAATGGCTACCTTGAGGTCGTGCCGGATGAGGCGGGGCAGCCCGCCGAGATGCATGTGCTGCGATCTGACCGGATGAACGTGGTGCCGGGAGGTGATGGCTGGCCAGTGGCATATGAATATGCCGTGGGTGGACGTAAGCATCGGTTTGATATGACAGGTGATATTCAACCTATCTGCCATATCAAAACCTTCCACCCGCAAGATGATCATTACGGCTTGTCACCGATGCAGGCAGCTGCCTCCGCGATTGATGTGCATAATGCCGCAAGCCGTTGGTCAAAGGGGTTGTTGGACAATGCCGCGCGGCCTTCGGGGGCATTCGTTTACCATGGTGGTGAGGGACAGGCGCAGTTGAGCCAGGATCAGTATGAACGGCTGCAATCGGATATGGCGAGCTATCATCAGGGGGCTGCGAATGCCGGGCGTCCGATGTTGCTTGAGGGTGGCTTGGATTGGAAACCAATGGGGTTCTCGCCCTCTGATATGGAATTTCAGAAAACCAAAGAAGCCGCAGCGCGAGAGATTTCCGTGGCCTTTGGTGTGCCGCCGATGTTGTTGGGTATTCCGGGGGACGCGACCTATTCGAACTACCAAGAAGCGAACCGGGCGTTTTTCAGGCTAACGGTTCTGCCTCTGGCGACGAAAGTGACGGCGTCGGTGTCTGACTGGTTATCGGGGATTGCGGGGGAACAGGTTGAGTTGAAACCCGATCTTGATCAGGTGGCCGCATTGGCGGGAGAGCGTGAAACCCAGTGGCGACGCATTGCCGGGGCGTCCTTCTTGAGCGACGCGGAGAAGCGCAACCTATTGGGCCTGCCCAAGTTGGCAGATGACGATGGTTAAGTTGGATGAAAAACACGTGGAACGGCATGGGGGATCGCGGTTCCTTTACGATAGTTTTGATGCTGCCAGCGCCCGAATTGAAGCGAACGAACGGGTCAACCAGATGCAATTTGAAGCGCTTGCCCAAAGGCTTGAACGGATCGAATTGATGATTGAACGCTTGGATAAGCGGCTTTGGCTGACAGTTTACGGGGTGGTTGGGGTGATCCTTGCCCAAGGCGTGACCTCAATCATTGATGCGGCACCGAAGTGAGCTGCAAGAAGGGATAAGTTCATGAATTATGAGATTAAATCCGGGCTGGAAGTGAAATTCTGCCGGATGGAAAGTGGTGTGACGCTGGTGGATGGGGCAACCATCGAGGGCTATGCGTCCTACTTTGGGGTTGTGGATCAGGGCGGCGATGTGGTGGAACCAGGGGCCTATAAAGCATCGCTGGTTGCATTGGCGCAAAAGGGGCGCAATGTGAAGATGCTTTGGCAGCATGATCCGGCGCAACCTATTGGGATCTGGGATGAAATCAGGGAAGACAGCAAGGGGCTTTATGTGAAAGGTCGTCTTTTGTTGGACGTGGAAAAAGGCCGTGAGGCGGTGGCTTTGATTGAAGCGGGGGCGATTGACGGACTGTCGATTGGATACCGCACCAAGAAAGCGACAAAGAACAACAGAGGCCAGCGGCTTCTGAACGAGCTGGAGCTTTGGGAGGTGTCGCTTGTGACTTTCCCAATGCTGCCGGAGGCGCGGATCGGGGCGAAAGGCGACACGCCTGAAGCCAATGATCTGCGAGACCTAGCGGGGGCAATTGAAGCCGCCCGCCTGACCTTGGCCCGCGACGAGCGCGAGGCCTGAACCTCTCTGGGTCTTAGGAGGTCGTTAGACACTGAGGCCCGATCAGAACAAGGAAAATCTGAATGGAGAAGACCGAGACGAAGGCTCGGAATGGGGGCGGTGTGCCTGCTTCCCATCTCGAGAACCTGACCCCCGTCGCGGAGGTGAAAACCGCGCTCGAGGGTTTCATGAGCGATATCAATTCCAAGCTTCAACAACAGGAAGACAAACTGAACATGTTTGAACGTAAATCTGTAATCACCGGGCGTCCCGCCCTTTCTGCCGCTGCTGAGATCGAGGTGCCGCACCAGAAGGCTTTCAACGCCTATCTGCGTTCCGGGGACGAGGATGCGATGCGTAGCCTTGAAGTTGAAGGCAAGTCCATGACCACGGCTGTTGCGGCTGATGGCGGCTATTTGGTGGACCCGCAGACCTCGGATACGATTATGTCTGTGTTGAAGTCATCTGCTTCGCTACGGTCCATTGCGAATGTGGTGAATGTTGAAGCAACGTCTTATGATGTGCTGGTTGACCACACGGAGCTTGGCGCGGGCTGGGCGGATGAAGCCGGTGCAACGATTGAGACATCTTCCCCACAGTTTGATCGCATTTCCATTGCTTTGCATGAGCTTTCTGCGCTGCCGAAGGCGTCGCAGCGTCTGCTGGATGATGCGGCGTTTGACATTGAAACTTGGCTGGCGGGCCGCATTGCCGATAAGTTTTCCCGGGCGGAAGCCGCGGCCTTTATCAATGGTGATGGTGCGGATAAGCCACGTGGTTTCTTGAATCATACCATTGTTGATGATGCAGCTTGGACTTGGGGCAACCTTGGCTATGTCGCGACGGGCGCGGATGGCGATTTTGACGGTGCGACACCGGCAAACTCCATCGTGGATCTGGTCTATGCGCTGGGGGCGGAATACCGTGCCGATGCGTCCTTTGTGATGAATTCCAAAACTGCGGGTGCCGTGCGTAAGATGAAAGACGCGGATGGTCGTTTCTTGTGGTCAGATGGTCTGGCAGCGGGTGAGCCTGCACGCTTGATGGGTTATCCGGTTCTGATCGCAGAAGACATGCCTGATATTGCCTCTGGCACCCATGCGATTGCCTTTGGTGATTTTGGGTCAGGTTATACGGTGGCTGAGCGCCCAGATCTGCGTGTCCTGCGTGACCCGTTCTCTGCCAAGCCGCATGTCCTGTTTTATGCAACCAAACGTGTTGGCGGTGACGTAAGCGATTACGCGGCGATTAAGCTGCTGAAATTCGCGGTGAGCTAATCACTGCGATGTATGTCGGGGGCTGATTGTCCCTGACATGCGGCGCGCGCTGTATCTATCCATGTTTTCCAGCTGCTCCCCTCCGTTCGGGCAATATGGACGGCGCGCGTCATTCAGAGACTGGGTTTCCTGGTCTGGGAGGGGCAGAGATTTTCGGAGATTTTTCATGATGTTAATCGAGCAGACCACGGTTCCCTCGCTTTCGTTGCCATTGGCCGAATTCAGGGACCATCTGCGTCTGGGCACCGGGTTTGCCGATGACGCAGTGCAAGATGGCGTGTTGGAACGCGCTTTGCGAGCGGCGTTGACCTCAATTGAGGCCAGGATCGGGAAGGTGTTACTGACGCGGGATTTCCTATGGCGCATCACGGGCTGGCGGGACTTGGAATGCCAAGCCTTGCCGGTGGCCCCGGTGACAGCGCTGATCAGCCTCGAAATCGTCGATCGCACGGGCAGTGTTACGGTGATTGATCCGGTGCAGTATCGTTTGCAAGAAGACGATTTTCGCCCGCGTATTGTTGCTACCAATGGGCGGTTGCCTGCAATTCCTGCTGCGGGTGAAGCTGAGATCGGCTTTCAGGGGGGGTATGGCGCGGCATGGGATGACATGCCTGCGGATCTTGCCCAGGCGGTTTTTTTGCTGGCGGCATATTTATATGAACACCGCGACGGGTCGGATGAAGGGAACCTTCCTGCAGGCGTTGAAATGCTGATTTCACGCTTTCGCACTGTCCGATCCTTGGGAGGTGCCAAGTGACTCCCATTTTGAACAAAAAAATGATGTTGGAGAGCCCGGTGTTGAATCCCGATGGCGCAGGTGGCTGGATTCAGACTTGGGTCGCGCAAGGGCAGCTTTGGGCGCAGGTCCACGCTGCAAGTGGACGGGAAAAGGCCAGTAATCTCGCGACGCGGTCAACCGTGCGATACAATGTTTTGGTG